TCTTTCTTGATGCGTGGCTCATCCTCGCAGACCACTCCGAAGGTCTTGATGTTGTCGATGCCCTTCTTGACCACCTTGTTGGCGTTCTGCACATCGTACCCAGCGTTGTTCATCTCGGCAATGATTTCAGGGCGAGCGTAGTCAGCCACGATGGTGACGTGCTGCTCGATGCCCAGGTTGCCCATCTTGTCGATGAGGTTGGTGGTGGTCAGGTAGCTCTCATAGATGACTGGCTCGATGTAGATATCATTGTCGCACCAGTAGACCCTCATCAGGGCTGTCGGGTGATTGTATCCGAAGTCGAGCCCATAGACGTAGTTGACGAACCGAGCAGGGCGATGCTTGACGAATGACCAATTCGAGTAGATGTTGCTCTTGCTGATGGCTTTCTCTCCGAGCGCATAGATTTGATACAAGGCTTCATCGGTGCGCTTGAGGTCCTCAATCTGTCGCTTGATGCTGTCGGGCAGAAATGGGTTGTCTTTGTAGGTTGACTTGATGATGATGCTCTCCTCCATCGGCAGCTCGTATAGCCAGGACGATGACTCACTCGGATTGTAGTCGAAGATGAGCTTGTGCTCGGTCCTCATGTTGAGCTGCTGAAAGTCTTCGAACCATAGCTCATTGGCTTCATTGCACCACCCAAGGTCCCTCTTGCGCCCTCGAATCTTCTGCTCGTCATCCACGCTGAAGAACTCCACGATGGAGCCATTGCCGAAGGTGTAGATGTGCTCAGACTTGTTGTGGCTCTGCACGTCATATATCTCCATCGCCTTCATGATTTCAAAGAAGTCACGCATCACCGTTGCCCTCAAAGCTGGGAAGGTCTTGCGCACGATGCTGACCACATTGCCAGGATTCTGCAAGCAGTACACCACGATCATTTGGCATAGCGAGTATGTCTTGCTCGAGCGGCTTCCACCCTCATTGATGATGAAGCGGATGCTCGGGTCTGCCAGTGCGGTGTAGTTCTTTTCGAAGATGACAGTGCTGTCGATTGAGATTTCAGCCATAGGTCAAAGTTTAGGCAATAGGGATGCTATACGAGTATTTCTCTCATATAGCCAATTCCTACAAAGATATAAAAATATCTATTCAGTAGGTCTAATAATATTCACCTTCACCTCGGAGATGCTCTGCCCTCCAGATGTGATGTCAGTCTTTTCAGTCAGACCATTCAGTCGCTGAGTGATGGACGGGTTGTACTGCCCAGCCATGCCTCCCTCGATTTGGTCTTGCTTGATGGTTGCCTCTATCGTGCGACAGATTGTGGCGTAAGCTGAATATCTCCCCTCGCTGTTTGCGAAATAATCTTCCACGCTCTTATGCTTCTCTGCTGCCCATGAACGGAATCCAACCATTGTAAGTGGTCTCTCGAGCGGTACCGGCACAGGCTCTCCAGTCTTATTTGAAAGCTGATACTGGTATCTCGGATTGTCTTTGCACCATTTGCGGAACTCAACAAAGAGTTGCCACATATCTTCAGGTGTTTCTATGTGTTTTACTCTTCCCATTATATCAATCCTAATCCTTTTAGTTTACTTTCTGCCCAATCGAGTCCAGTCTTGCCGCCCCACAGAAGGAATGAAACGTATCCGCAGTCCTCTGGTGCTGAATCCTCGAATGTAGGTTCTGCCCTGGAGAGATATGAGTACATTCTCTTGATCGTATCCACTGAAATGGGCTCCTTGTTTGCGAGCTGCTGTCCTCTGACCTTGCCGACTTGTGTGGCGCACTTGTTACCGAGTTCTTTGTTGAGCTCGATTCCTCTGCGTGCGTTGTTTCGCACCGAGTCAGGATAGTCGGAGTAGGTTTTCTCTGCGAATGCTGCTCTGAACTTCGAGAATGCGCTCATCTTTGACTCTTCCCACATAGAGTTGCACACAGCATATCGCTGGTCATTCTCTGGAAAGTCTTGGAGTGCTTTCTCATCGCCCATGCAGCGATTTAGGAAATCATCCTTGGTTTCGTTTGGTGTTGGCTTTGGCATTGGTTTTTCTTTTTCGTTTTGGTGTTGGTTCTGCTCTCGGAGCTTCCGTCTGCTCATCAGCCTCAATGCCCTCGTATCGAATGCACTGTTCTGGCGCAGTTGTGGTCTCCTTTTCGAATAGATAGCCGAATCCGATGCTGACATAGTATCGGTATCTGTTCACATCTATATTGTCAACAACCACTGTCATGTTTCCGAGCGTGGTGTTCTTGACGATAGTCTTGCCCTTGTATTCATCTTTTATTTTCATAGTGTATGGATTTAAGCGTGTTTTTTATGTCAGCGATTAGGTAGTGTGCTGAGGTGTTTGGGATTTTGAAATATTGCGCCATAGATCGTGCCGTTGTGAGTCCCTTGTCGAAGTATGCATTGGCGACTGCAATCTTTACGTTGTCTGTCAGCCCATCTCGATAGATGTCCACCGATGACTTCCATCCCTGGTATTGTTGCTCGATTGCGATTTTGTAGTTGAGGTCCTCACCATCATCGAAAGTGTCAGGAACTGCAAGTTCTGATGCCATGATTCGCTCATCCTTGAAGCTGTTGACGTTCTTCCAAATGACTTGCCTCTTGATTGAGTTGAGGATATAGCTCTTGACTTTGCCGACATCCTCGGTGCTGTCATTGATTTCAAGACAGTGCAGATATGCGTTGGATATGACCGTGTCGATAGTTAGCTTCGGATTGTACTTGGAGCAGAAGTACCTGGTGTAGCGATACAGCTCCTCATAGTGGGACGATATGTAGCGGTCAAGCGTTGCTTTCATACCAGTTGGTGAAATCTTTGTACCAGATTTTGCGTCTGATTTGCGAGCAGAAGCACTCACGGTCGGGCTGTCCGGTCACGCTGACCTTGATAGCCTTGAGTCTGTTCAGCACTTTCTTGGTGAGACGTTCTTTCTCATCCATTAGTTGCACTGCTTTGACGTATTCTATTTGCTCTCTATCCATTCGCTGATGATGTAGGCACCCATCGCTGTGATTGCTGCCGTATATATATTGCCTGAAAGTATCAGAGCAGTCCAAAATGAGGTACACTTCCAGCATCCGAATCCAGCGTGAATGTAATCACCGAGCTTGGAGCTTGGGATGACTCTCATGAATGTGAAGTCGATGACCCAGTGCAGAGGCTCGAAGTTAGCGATGAGCCACCCGAGTGCGAGGTATTGTATCAGTTCCATAGGTCAAAGATAGTTTTAATTACTAAAATAATAGCTATTGCTGTCAAGAGTATCATGGTGCCGATTGCAGCCATCTCCTCACGTTGATCGTTTTGGTTTAGTTTCATTGTTCTTCGTTTACTATTTCTAATGTTCCATTGATTGAATAGCCAGTCAACCGAATCAACTGCTCAATGTGATAAATCAAGTCCTCAAGCTCCACATCCTCGTGTTCGAACTCATAGCTGGCTTTGTGTCCGTAGTGGGTTATTTCTATTTTCATTGTTTTGTTGTTTAGTTAAAAAAGCCTTTTTCGCTCAAGAAGGCAATAACTCTATCTCCCTACGATGAGAACCGACACTTACTCGGCAGGCTACGTTCCGTACGTCTACGGCATTTGTTTTACATTTCGTTTTAAGATATGTGGCAATTTTTACCCCTTATCCTTGTCCAGTTTTTTGCTCAATAAACTTGACATCTGCCTTCAGCTTCTCAATGTAGAGCGTGGCATCCATCAATTCCTCCTGGAGATGATTCAACCAATCGGTGAGGCTCAAGTCATCACGATCTAAAGTGCGCCCATATTTCTGAATCCCGAGCTGGCTGCGCTCATAATACTTTGCCAGCACCTTGAGCACGATTGGGTCTTGTATTTGCTGTTCCATTAGTTAAGGCTTGAATATTGTTCGTAGAATTCCTCTGGAGTCACTTCCGAGATGTGTACTTCATCCGAGAAGGTGAGCACGATGCAAGTGTTGACACCTGGCATCATGTTGAATAAGTCGTGCACCCTTGCAACCAAGCTATCGAGGTTGTCATTTTTGGTGCCTATGTATGCGATGAAATACTTCATTTCATTAGGAAGTTGAAGGCTTGAATATAGAACTCATCGCCCACCCCATTGCCTTTCATGAATCTGGTCAATGTGTAGTAGTTGAGATTCATATCTTCAGCCAAGTGAGTCATCCGATATCTCTTGGAGAGTCGGGACCTCAACTCTTTATGGATGAAGTCCCGAATGTTCTCGCCATCAGAAAGGTAAATCGTCATCGATTTCATCTGAGATAGGTTTTGATGGTGCTGCGATGCGAATATCCCAAGCATTGAGGCTGACATAATACTTGCCATTGTACTCACGACCTCTCAAGTCGAACTTGACCTCACATTCTTGACCGACTCTTGCTGTCTCAAGGAACTTCACTCGCTCATTCACTGCTTGGAACTGTACCAACTGCGGATACTTGTCACCGATTGAGAGAACGAACTCTCTGATGTTCATCTTGTCACTCACTTGTTTGGCTTCACCGAGTAGGTGAATGGTGCCCTTTGCTTTTAGCTCTTCCATTTTACTTGTTATTTAATTGTTCGTAATATTCATGATATAAATCGGATGCTTCTTTAAGGCGAGCAACCATCTTAGCCTCGATGTCCTCATCTCTGTCGTACCAGAGAGCTGTGATTCGCTTCTCCGGATTGATATGGTCAACTCTATGGAGCTGGAGGTTCTCGTATTCGTTGAGGAATTCATCCCAGGTAGTCACCATGCAGTATATCAGCTCGGCACATGGCTTGTCATAGAGCATCATGTATGCTCTGAGCTGCCATTCATAGAGTGGATTGACTGCATCTTCCACAAGTGCTGGGAATGTATCCAGGGACCACGATGTCTTGACATCAATCACTCGCTGCTCGATAACAATATCAGCGGTGCCGATGAGATAGTCATTCTCGATGGTGATATCATTCTTGACGTAGTTGGTGAACCTCACCGAGTTGATGAGGTTGATTGATTCCAGCTCTTGCTCTCTTCCTTTCCAGATGTATTTGTTGTTGAGTTCTGTGGTGTAGTTGTAGAAATCTTCTTTTGCACACTGCTTGATGTAGCTTTTGGCTGTCTCTCCAATGCTGTCCTTGGCTCTGCCATTGGTCATCAGCTTACCGATTTGCGATGGATGCCATTTCATAGTGCAAGCATTTTGGATTGAGCTTCAGTGAGTGCATAGTTGGCAGCCAACTGCTGTGCTGTATACTTGCCAGCTTCGATTGATTCGAGTGCTTTCTTGAAGCGGTTGTCATCGATTGCTGGCTTTGATGCTGCACCTTGAGCTGCTGTGTTGCCATCATCGTCCACAGCTTGAAGTGAGAGCAGTGACTGCAATGTACCTCTTCTGAAGTAAGTGACGGCAGCGAGCACCTTTTGTGGGTCTGTGATGACCGGAAGGCTCATGAATGACTCGATGACCTCACCTGAATCGATGTCGATGATACGAGTCACCACATCATTGCCAACCACTGGCTGCAAGAGAAGCAGTCCATGCTCGTGGAGGATAGGCTCCACCGTTGTGAGCAGTGCATTGATGTCAGCATAACTCTTTTTGAAATGTGGATTCGTTGCATTCTTTGCAACCTTTCCAATCTGCTGCTTGGCAGCGTGTAATTTTTGCCAAATGTTCATTGGCTCTGCGAGTGTAGCCTCCGCTTTCTTTGTAGTCATAAATTGTTGTTTTGAATTGTAAATATACGCTTTTATTTGATTGATTCACAAAATTGCTCATAAAATTTCAAGAATCCTTCAAAATCTTTTGCAATAACATACACACCACCAGCTTCCTCGATGGCTTTCTGGTATGCTTTCTGTGCTTCGGACTGTCTATCCTTGCCATACTTGACCTCAATCTTGACTGAGCGGCCCTTGATCGTTGCGGATATATCTGCCGAGCCTGGTGTGCCGGTTCCCTTTGTCCACTGACCACCGATGGCCACTCCATCTGTGCGGTATTTCTTTCGATACACTCCCATGGTATTGATTCTCTCCGCTTGGCATCCACTGAACTGAAGGAAGGCGATGATTGACTTGGTCAGTGCATTGGCGGAGTTGTCATTCCATTGGTCCAGGGCAATCAGGTGCGGTGGGATGGTTGGATACTTTTCCATCTTGTGCTTCAATTGTAAATCTTTTAGGATTTTTCGGTGTTGTGGTGTCATTGCTTCGCTTTTTCGTTAAGTTCATCCCAAATATCATCAGATTCTGGAGTCGGCTTGGGATTTCCCGAATCGAGAATGAAGTATCTGCCGTTGTGATTGCGTCCTTTGGTGATGTTGTAGCCTTTATAGTCAGCATACGATTGCACCCATTTGAGGAATCTGCGTGGCTCGAGCTCCTTGAATGATGTGAATTCTGATGTGAACTCTTGAATCTTGCTTCCGTTGTAATGATACACATCAAGAGCGAGGTTGCCTTCCTCCACCCAATCAAAGAAGTCCTTGCACGTTGCCTGGATGAGTCGCTTGGCATCTGCGTTGATGCTGATGGATTTCATCAATCCATTTGTCAGGTACTTCTGAAGGTTCTTGACCATATAATTGTCGAACTTCAACCAATCTTCATCGGTCCAGGAGTCGAATAAGAGCCGACCATACTCATCGAGTGGGCTGCGCTTGGAATGGAAGTACTGATAGAACTCCAGCTCGTGACGTCTGCGGTCATGAGAAGAGCCTGCACCACTGATGACATAGTTGGTTGTGATGACAATCTTTGGTGATCGGTTGAATGGAATGAATATCTCATCCTTATTCTTGCGATTCACGGTAATTCCCTCTGTGATGAGGCTGAATAGCTGCTCGAAGTCGAATGCTTTACGCACATCATCGAATGCCAGAATCTGCGTGTCCAGGTTTACTCGCTGATAAACGAAATCAGACTTGGATGGATTAAAGCTCTTGCCATCTATCTTGACCACTCTGCGCAGATTGCCGAGTGCTGCCAGCATGAGTGACTTGCCTGAGCCTCCATTCGGGTTGTCATCAATTTCTTGGTCATTGAAGATGATTGCTTTCTGGTCAGTCTTATCCTTGAATGTGTGCATCAAGTATCCGAGTGTAGTCTCAAGCGCATTGATTCTGCCTCTATCATCTGCTGACACCTTACTGACAAAATCTTGGAAATCATTGGTGCAGTCATCCAACATAGTGAAATCTCGCTCGATGATTTGATTCTCCCAAATGTATCCATCGACATCGATGTAGCTCTTCAGCTCCACTTTATTCTTGGATATCTTTGCCACACCATTCTTGAATGGAATGTATGATGCATCCTTGCTATCCTGGAGCATCATGATATTGATGCTGTCAATCATATTGATAAAGTTCTCATTGAATAGGAATGCATTCCTGGAGCAGTAGTTCCAGACATCCATCTCACCCTTGCTTTGCAGATAGTTGAGCACAAAGTCCTTGATTTGTTCAGCCGATGATATCTTAACCTTGTTCTCCTTGACTCTGACAAAGGTTGGCTTCTCTGCATTCTCTGGATAGTACTTATTGAATCCGTTCTTGACCAGAAATTCAGAGTAGTTGGATGGCTTGATTGTGATCGTGCCTTTCTCATTGACCGACCAGAAGATATCATCACCGGTCTGAATCTCTTTCTTGATGTCCTCAATGACATCCTCTCGCACGTTCAATTGTTTTTTGATGTCATCATCTGCGATGCCGCTCTTGAGCTTTTGACGTACCCTTTGGAATGTATCCTTGTCCTCGAAGTATTTAATGCCGTAGGAAGCCTTTTTGTAAGCAGAGCGAATGGTTGTTACCATCTCTTGCTCGCTGAAGCTGGTTCCTTGAGCATACTTGGTCCAGATGTACTGTTCTGCCGTATCCTTTCCGATGCCATACTCGCAGAGCACTGCTGCCAATTTGAACACGAACTCATTGCGACTGCCCTCCTCGAATTGACATCCATGGTCGAATCGTTCAATCAAGCTGATGATTTTGTCCTCATCGGATAGGATGCAGATGGGAGTTCGCTCGGTGTAGCTGAAGCCTTGGTCTTGCTCGATGCCTTCAAATACCTGGCAGAACTCATTGAAGTAGATGTCAGGGTCATAGGACTCGAAGCATACCCGACTGACGTTGCTGTTCTTGGTGTCGAAGTACTCACTCTGGAAGTACTTGCCGAATGCTGTGAATCTCCTCTTATGCTCTACCTTGTCCGACTTTGGTATTCTGATGACTGCTTTCAAGCCATTGCCAGATGGAGAGGTGAATACCATCATCACATGAGGGTCAGCAATCAGCCGCTTGCGTTCCTCCATCAATTTCTTTTTGGTTGGATATTGGTCAAAGTCCAGGATGCATAGACCAGAATGCTCGACCAGACTGCTGTCATTGCGCTCGGTGAATGTGCCGTTGAACATGATGGCATTCAGTGAGGACTTGAGGCGGTCATGCTCGGGGTCAGCCTTCTCCAGTGATCGTATGGTTGATACTTTTTTGATGAGCTCGGGGTTGCCGTGCTTTATGCGGTTGTAAACCTCGTGAATGGACAATTCAAAAGGCGTTTCTTTGATGTTAAATAGTGATTTAAAGATTGAAACTTTCATAAAATGTTGTTTTGTGGGGTATAAATATACGCATTTCGTGACGATAAATGGGTGTTTTGTGACGATGCGTGACGATAAATATGCAAATCTTGAGGGTTAAAACGTTGGTATTGTGCGACTTAACGTTTTTCCGTGACGATGACGCTCTCAAAAATTTTTTGCTCTTGGTGAGTTGTGCAACTCAACCCAAATCAGTAGATAAGAGCATCCGTCATTCCGTCACGCTTGTGAACTCACCATACACCCCTCGCTTGATGTCAGTCTGTATCTTTTTTAGCTCCCAATATGCGCTGCATTGCATCACATCATGGATGAGATTTCTTGTGATGGGGTAGTTGAGTGCGGTGTATTTCTCAAATTTCTGGCGTAGGTCATCAGTCATCTTCAAGAACAGTCTGTCTTTTTTCAACCATTCAGCTTGTTGCGCTCCATACAACACAGTGCAATGCTTGAGACCGAATAAATCGCCAATCTCTTGGAGCGTTAGCTTATGCTTTCTCAAATAGTGCATGAGGTAGTATTTCTGATACACTTTGTATCTCATGCGGTTGTTGGCTCCATGGCGATACGCCAGGTCTCTTGCCTCGATTTCTTGCTTGACTTCGTCAATTAGGTCTTGTATTGTCATAGTGGTAGTTGTTTTAAGATTTTGTAAAGTACATTGACAACAATTGAGTTGCCAGCTTGTTTGTATGCTTGAGAGTCGCTCACCTTCCAAGTAAATGCATCAGGGAAATCCATCAATCGGAAGCATTCTCGTGGAGTCAGTCTGCGGATTTCTCCTGATTTGAAAGTTCCTTGATTACAAGCGGTGTCTAAAGTTTGTGCTACTCCTTTTCCGACTCTTCCTCTTCTGGTTTCGCTATTTGGTACGCTAAAATTTATAGAATCACCTTCTCTTGCTTCCTCATATCCCTTGGATGTGGCTGATTTTATTTTAAGTAACTTCATTCCTCCGTGTTCATTTCCGTCACCTCTTGCCAACAAACAAGATGCAACTTCATTTCCTTCATAAACATTATCTCTAATTGGATTCTGTCTACTATTCCAATTTAAAATTCTATTTATTGAATCTTGAGTCAAAAAATACTTCTCATCGACATCATCCTCCAGTACATCCTTCAATCGCTTGGTCAAATGTTCTTCTCGTGGAAATTGAAATTTGTTATCTTGATCGTCTCGGATTCCAATCAAAAATACTCGCTCACGATTCTGCGGAACTCCGTGATTCTTTGCATTGAGGACTTGCCAATACAAATGGTAAGGAACTGAATCATCATAGGGGAATAAAACCGGAACTCCGTTGACTGATTTGCCACCAAGCATATTCACCCACTCCTGGAATGTTCTGCCACCATCATCTGAAAGCAATCCTTTGACATTCTCAAAGATGAAGAATCTCGGCTTGTTCACTTGAATGAACTCGTGTGAGTTAAAAAACAAGATGCCTCGCTTATCCTCTTTACCAAGTCGCTTTCCAGCCAAACTGAATGCTTGACAAGGAGGTGATGTCATATAGATATCGAGTGAGTCGGTTGGAATCTCTCGGTCATATACGTTGGTTGGATAGTACTTCGGCTCACCATAGTTGTGGATGAACGTATCTCGTGCATACTTATCCATATCACAGGCAAACTCTTCCTCAAATTCCACACCTAATCTCATGAGAGCTTGGTTGAATGCACCCACTCCACTGAAGTCAGAGCCTACCCTCAACATGGTGTCACTTTAAATTTACCCATGTTGTAGCTTCCCGAATTCATCAGCACTGACTTCTGCCAGTATGCGAGTGATTTGGAAACAAACAGCCACTCTTGGACCACTTGCTTGCCGACTTGGTATGTTAGTTTGAATCTCATATCTCTGTCATTTTTATTTCACAAATTCTGTTGTATAGATCGTGGTTGAATGATGTCCAGAATCGGTCAACCTGGTACTTGTTAAATGAACCAACCAAACTCATCATCTCTCGGGTCATAGTGGTAGCACTCGAAGGCGAACTCGTGGAAGTTTTCGGTTGCGTTGTCAATAAGCTCTTGCATTGCGTCATCGCATTCTTTAAGGGTGAGCTCTTTGTCCCAGTCTGTTGATTCAATTGTCCATTCTTCATAATTGTTGTTTTTGTCATAGTTATAAATTAATTCGATTTCTCCGATTTTCTCATCATCCTGGCGAGTGTAAACTTCAACGATGATGGTGTGGGTTGCGATGTCAGATGATAACTCTGAAAACCAATATTTACTTTGCGTATTTTTCATTGTAGATTCGATTTGAATATTTGCCATATGAAGCTGGGAGTTCATAGCTCTGCTTCACTTCTGTCTTTTGCTCAACCTCTGCTCGATGCGTTGTGGCTGTATCGAGTAAGTACACAAAGAAAGCAGCACCCAAAATA